TTCTGCCTTGTGCGCAAGATAATCCGCAATATGAGCGTCAATTTCTTCCGTCAAAACTTCGTTTATGTACTGCTTTATCCCTTCCGGCATTTCGTCAAACTTATCCTTGAACTCCTGCGGTGTTAGCCCTCTTTCTTCTGCCCTTGTTGCCAATGAGCCTATTACATCACCTGGTACGTTACATTTTGTTAACGCCATAATATCACTCCTTTATCTGTTTTTAACCAAACCGCCCGCACGGATCGGAAGTGTGAGAGATAAAACTATTGCCCTGTCCGTACCGTCACAGACAAGCCGTATCTTCAAATAGTTTATTTTCTTCGCTTTCAGCTTCACCTTTTTAGGCTGCGGGCTGTAATTTGTTTCAAAACTGAAATTGGAAAAATCCCAATCATCAAAGTTACTCAAAGAGTATTTAACCGTCTTAACAAACTTCATTGAAGCGTTCCTGTCGGTCGATACATATATGTCAACATGGGTACTTGCAAGCGGTAATAATGAAATAAACATAATCTGTATGTATTTTCTCAAGTAGTCCACGCCAAACGTTGAATACCCCATGTCCCACGTTGAAACAATTTCCTCACCGTCAAAGGTTACTTCGTTTACGTCGAACATCATAATCTGACCGTCTGTCGTACCAAAACACAGTTTCTTATCCACGGTCATAAAACAGGTTGGCTCATGCGGTAATTCCAAAACATACCACACATCCACACGGTAGTTATAAACCCATACCTTTTTACCGATACATAGGAGATACAACCCGTTTTCGTGCCAATCCCATGTAATAGCTTTTGTCAAGTCCAATGCGTCTAAATCCCGCTGTATACGCTGGCTTACCCAACGCACGTCCTTTTCGTTCATTACATAAGTTGACGTCCATTGATATACGCCGTTCCAGATGGTAAACGGGTTATTGAGTATCAACTGTGCTTGTCCTGGTGCGACATTTCCGGCTTTAGCATTAATCGGGAATGTCGGGAATAGCGTCACAACAAGACCTGTNCCTGGGTCGGTATATGTTTCGTTAAGCGAATACCACGCCGACGCACCGGAAGAATCGCCGGAAGTNAATATAATCTGCTTATCATACTGTGTCAATATGTCGGTTATCTCGTACTCCCCCACGTCTGAATCGGTCGCATACGGCCAATACGTCGGGTCGCTTACACCGTCCACCGTAACGCCCGACGGGAAGCGGGTATTCCTGCGGTTAGGATTACCAAACAGCCAAAACCTCGCATAGTACGAACCGCCGTAATACCGGCAATTAGTTATCANTTTTCTCATGTCGGCATCTTCTTTAGTCCANGCAATAACCACATTGTTTGAACCTTTTTCCGGCGGATCGACGAAGGTTATTGTTCCATAGTCAAGGTCAACGGTATAATCCGTTATTACTTCCTGTTCAATGCCGCCGACATATACCGAATCCACCGAATTAATGTCATACTCGGGCAGTTGGAATATAGACNATTCTCCATCTGCGGAAAAATTCATCTTCTTTTTGCCGGTTATGTAGTTTATGCCTTCATAAATTGTGCCTCCGCCATACGGCGGGGCTGCGGTCGCAAACGTCGGGACATACCCCTCAACCTGTTTGAAAGTTGTGCCATCCCACGAATAAAACTCCGTGCCGTCAAGGATATAAACGGTGTTATTCGCAACAAAAAAGGTGGTCGGGTATGCGTCGGCCACCGGTCCGAGTTCTTGTTCTGTTTCCGTGTCAAAGTCGTATTCGTAAACCTTGCCGCCTCTCGCAAACAGGAAATGATTTGTGCCGTGAATTCTTCCGTACCACATCCCGTTTACTTTCTTTTCAGAAACCTTCTCGTTCAGGCTTTTATAGCCATACATCTTTTTAAGTTTCCGGTCGTCCGTTATCATCCAGTTTGACATTTCGCTTGCCTCGCCCAACTGTAGCAAGGTTTCAGTTTCGGATTTGTTCACGCCCAAAAACGTGTCTATAACAAAATATTGAGGTTCCGGCATTATTAATCACCTACCCCCCAATCGAATACGTCTGCAATCTCTGTCGGTGTCAATGGTTCTCCCGTCACCGCGTCAACGTACATCTGCATAAATTCTTCCCTTGCGTCTGCCGACAGTTCGTCCATCATGTCGGAACGCGCAAAGCACTTGACAAGGTACGGAACCGCTGATATTGCAACGTGTTCGGGATATTCTATCTCCTGTTCAAGAGAGGTTATTTTCGTTGGTTGTGATATGTAAACTATTCTAATTAGCCCGTCATAGGAAAACATGGTGTATAGATTATCGCCTTCCCATTTAATCTGTGAATTACCCTCCTGGTACTGCCATTTCGGGTACTCCGTTATTATCTGTGAACGGCTGATAAAATCGCTCGGCATTTCCACCTTGTAATACGCCTTGAAGTCCGGTACTTTTGAAGCCGACGGGTATTTATAAGGCGACAAGGACCGGTTGATATGCCTAAAGTAGTATTGACCGCTTACCGTCATGGTTATTTGCGAATCCTGACTTTGCGGAAGTAATATACCCTTCAACGACAAAAAAGAGGTCGTTCCTTCGGGTACGGTTATGCTTATATCCCCCGTAAAGTCCGTTTCGTCGCCGTCATTGAACACATACTTTCCGCTTAAAGGAGTTCCATTTTCGGTAAACGATACGGTACAATCACCGTCAACNCCTATATAGAAACAGTTTGCGCCTTTTGCGGAATACTCCTGTTCCTCGTTATTGTTTTCTACAATTTCGCTTATATGGCTCAGGTCGCCGAGTAAATTCTTTTTACGAACGCATGACATTTCAAATATCTTTTTCTGCCCTGCACGTTTCGCCATGCGCTTACTCCATATTTCAAGCAGATATGGGGCTTTGGCTCTGTATTCGGCAACATCCTCTGGATTTAAACTGCCCGTTTCGGTCATTTCGTCCATTTTAGCCATTGCCATCATAAATATTTNTTCTCCGGTGTATGCCATTTAATCACCTACTTTTTAGGATGGTCTATTCGGTAATGGGCCAACAATTCNCCCATATTGGTTGTGGTAAACTTNCANTTNTTACACNTGTAAACCTTTTCTGCGGTCTCTTTTTTGGGTTCATCTTTGGGTACTTCCTGCGGTTTTTCTTCTAAAACCTGTTTGATTTTCCGGCTTTTCTGTANCCTTTTAATCAACTTCGGGTTGTCNGTTTCAAAAAATCCGTTTTCATCAAACGTGCATATCCTTACCATCTTGTCATAGTCGATAATTGCACAGTTTGGTTTGTACTGGAATTTCACGTTATCCCTCCTTTAAAGGAATAAAGGGGGCATAAAGCCCCCTTTAGATTAAGGCAGTTTAATTACAGCCACCTTGACATTGCCAATAGTGCCTCCTTCGGAGGCAGCGGTTGTCCCAAATTTTATGGAACAATCTACCTCGCTGGCGGTATTCTTGTAACGTACTGTTTCAAGAGGGCCAATAATTGCGGAAGATTCCTTTTCCACGTCTACGGATAAAGTTCCATAAACATTAGCAAGGTAATCTCCTGCAAGCACTTCAACCGTTGCGGTTGTGCCTGTGGATGTGTTGTTGTTCTCGATAAGGATAATAACCTTTTCGCCGGGCTTATCGCCCAAGCCAATGGAAAAGGTTCCGGTTGCGGTGTATTTTTCCAATGCTACAGCGTCATTTCTCCTACAACATGATGCAGTAATAGCCATTTATATCACTCTCCCTTCTTTTATGAACCACTACCTTGTGCTTGTTCAGGTTCTTCGTCACTCGGCTTAACGGCAAAGCAAATCATTTCTTTAGGAACAACAACCTTTGCACCGCACAGGAACAAGCCTCTGTGAATGTCACCAAATCTGTTGGGGTGTCTGATAGATTCGCTCTGGTTGATTTGTTCTGCATATGCAATGGCTTTCTTTGTCCTTACTAAGCAGTAAGAAACACCTGCTGCGCTTTTGACTATGTTATTAGAAACGAAAATATCCAATCCCCACAGCGTCTTAACAAGTCCGGTTTCAATGGTCTTGCTGTTGTCGGTGTCGGTTACAATCTTGGCTAAAACAAATTTCTCGTAAACATCAGGGGATATTTCAAGATACTTCTTCTCGCTTTGCGGTACGTTTGCCAATCTCATAGCCTTGTCCGCGGCAGCAAGTAAGGCCCACGCATCAGCACTTGTAAACCCGTTCCCGTATGTGTTGTCAATAGCCTGTCCTTTGTCATACAGACCGAAAACAAAACTGTCTGCATAATCGGCTATTTTGTAAGCCGCATTCCTTTGGTGTGCGTTTAAAAACTCCTTGTCAAGTTCCATCTGCTTTTTGTCAACATCATCAATGTAATACTGGAAAGCCTGTGATTCTGTGATGTCAAGGTACTGTGCCGCACCGTCAAGGATCTGAGGCGGGTCCATATTTTCGTTTCTGGTGTACGTAAACAACTCAACTTCACCAGGGGTTAGGATTTTAACTCGATCGCCCTGAGATTTAATATCTCCCTCATACTGCCGATTTGAGTGTTTTACTGCAATAGCAACTTTTTCTCTCTCCTTCAATAGCCTTGCATGGGCTATCTCCGGTATAAATTCATATGCCATGATTCAAGTCACTTCCTTTCAAAAATAAAAAGCACCTTATTTCCAGTGCTTTCTCGATTCTTCTATCAGGTCTAAATTTTTCATAACCCAGTTCTGATCGCCCTTATTGGCATCGAACTGTTCACGGGAGATATACCCTCCCGTCTTGCCTTGTGTCTTAACCGAACCTGTTGAACTCTCCGCATTTTTGAAATTGGCTTGCTGTGTCTGATACTGTTGTTTTAGTAGCCTGTTCTCATGGATTGCGTAAGCACTCGCCAACCTGTGCCCCTGATTAACCAACTGCCACACCTCTTTGGGTATCTGCTCCGGTTTTACTTCGGGGTACATTTGCAGAAATTCAGCGTACATTTGTTGTTTGTATTGCTGTTCTTGCTGTTTCCGCTGTTCTTCCTGTCTTTGTTTCTCTGTCTGTGCTTTCCATCGCTCCAATTCATCCACTTTCAGGAGTTTTTCAGCATATTCTTTTGGGATATTGTTCTGTACCAACTCATTTAGCCTTTGCTGTTGTTCCCATTTCTGGTCATTCTCAATGAGTTGCTCAACGGTGATCCCAAATCTCTGCGCTTTTTGCTCTAAATAGGATAAATACGGATTGTTTTTTAGTTCGGTTTCGTACTTCTGTCGTTCCCTTGCCAATCTCTCCTGGATAATCCGGTCAACATCGGCTTGACGGAACAACCTTTCCTGTTTTTCCTGTGGTGTTTCCTGTGGTGTTTCCTCTGCTGTTGCCTGTTCGC